AACAAAGTGGCCTAGAAAGTCTTTTTGCATGATAGATAAATACCAAATTTATATGCTCTATAAGAGCATCAAGAAGATTTGGGAAGGTAAACGTTTTAATACCGTTCTAGTGAACGATATGTTAAACGATACACTTGAAGAATTCTTGATTAATCAGTTTATTCAATCCAATAGCAGGGTTGAATATATGTCTAATTATTTCATTCCTTTGGTTAATGAAATTAACTGCAATATTACTGATATTGAGCATTGGACTATGTATTTTATAGAAAAATGCCTCGTAGACAAGAAATTTCCCAAACCGGACGAAATTAATAATATAAATAAAATGAAAGGCTACATGATTTTTAAAAAGCGTCCAATCATAGCTGCTCAAATTAACGAGATAAATAAACTTATCGAAGCTAATGATGGCATCAATGAACTTTTCGATACGAAGTTCACTCTTTATGAGACCGACGGTAATCAAGAAAATCAAGCCTACAAACTATATAGAATGAGCAAAATTGACCCAGAATTTTATATACAGGGTTACCGAGCAAGAAAATTTGAGATAAATAAGGATTTGGTTAAAGATATTGATTACAAAAGGTTTATTACATTCACAGAGATCATTATTAAATTACAATCAGAAATCTCAGATAAAAATGTAAAGTAAAAGAAACATTTTGTTTTGTTTCTATATTTGATATTGTCAATCGAATGAACGATTGAGAAAACATAAAGAGGAAAAATAAAATATGCCAATTAAAAGAAGCTTTAGCAATATTTACAGTGAGATGGACAAGATCAATGTAAATCGCAAGAAAGATAACAATGAAAAGAAGAATTACGAGATCGAAGGCTTATTCAAGCCGAAGATGGTAAACGGTAAGTTTTCTATCGTTCTCCGTTTCCTTCCGTCACATCCGGATGAAGAACTTCCGTGGATTGAAAACCGTAACCACTTGTTCCAGCTTGATAATGGTGCATGGTTTGGTTGTGACTGTGCAAAGAAGTGGAATGAACCGTGTCCGATTTGCGACTATAACTCCAAGGTTTGGGAAAAGTACGGTCGTACTGATGAAGCCCGTGCAAAGGTAAAGGCAAAGTGGCGCCCGAACTACTACTCCAACGTTTATATTGTAAAGAATGATAACCAGCCTGATACTGTTGGTAAGGTTTACCGTCTTCAGTATGGTCGTGCCATTATGAAGAAGATTCAGGAAGCTATGGAAAATAAGGATGATCCGGAATTGGGAATTATCCCGGGCATCAATCCGTTCTCCTGGTGGGGTCCAAATGATGAAGCTGTTATTAAAGGTGAAGAAAAGGCAGGTGCAAACTTTGTTTGGGAAGCTGTTCAGGGTTCTAACGGTCCTAACTATGATTCTTCTCACTTTAACCCGGCACGTCGTATTTCTAAGTTCGGTCCGGATGGCAAGCTCCATAACATGACTGACGACGAAATCGATACTATTGAATCTCAGCTTTACACTCTTAAGGACATCGAAATCCAGAAGGATCAGATTCGTTCTTATCAGCAGATTCTTGAATTCTACCGCAAGAAGTCTGGTGAAGACCTCATGGCTGAATTTACTGATGGTTCCAGTGATTATGCTGCAACTACTACCAAGTCTAACTTCCAGACTCAGGAAGCTGACGATGATGAAATGTTTGCAGGCACTCCGCTTGAAACTAAGAAGCCGGTCAAGGAAACAGTTGTTAAGGCAGATTTTAACAATTCTATGCCGTTCGACGAAGGAACAGAATCTGAAACTTCTGACGAAGCAGAAACCGGTATGGTCGATGCATCTGAAGAGGATGATGATGACTTCTTCGCTCGTTTAGCTAATGGCTAATAAACAATTTTAAAATATGGGTATAAGTAAAATTATACCCGTATTTTTATTATCTTTAGGTAATTTTTATGAAAAAAGAAACAAAGAAAACAAAGAAAACAGAAAAGAAGTTTGACTTCGAACGTGCACATCATATTGCAGATTTGCTTGGAACACTTACACAGTTCATGCCATCATATAATATCGATAGTGGTATAATTCCATGTCTTTCAAGAGAATTCGTGTTCAAGAATTTACTCGGTTTTACCGATGAAGAATTTTTGAAGAATGAAGAATTGCTTTTTAATGAAGCAAATACCATTATTCAGGCTATTGCAAAGAACAAGGAATCATTTGAACACTTCTCTAATGAACTTACAGAAAAAATTAGTACAAATACAAAAGCATCTAAAAAGGAAAAGGCAAACTAATGATTGATACAAATTCTATGTATGGCAATGTTGCTGAAGAACAAGATGAATTTCAGCTTATCCAGAAGCGTATGGCTGAAAATGCAAAGAAGCTCGCCGAAGCAAAGAAGAAAGCTGAAGCAAAGTCTGATGAAATTGTAATTCCTGATTTCCCGAAAGAATATGATGCTAATACTGCTCTTGATACTATGTTCAATATGCAGAGAGCATTACAGAATATTCTTGCTAAGAAGCGTGGAACTTTAGCACCGGATAATGACAAGGATAACTTTGAAAACGCTCGTCGTTCTGGTTATTTCATGATGTCTACCGTTACCGAAATTTGGGAATTCTTTGATCAGCTCAAGAAAGATAATTATGAAATTACTGATCTTGTTAAGTATGAAATTATCGATGCTTGGCACTTCGTAATGAACCAGTTGCTTTATCTTAAGTATTCTCCGAAGATGAAGTTGCAGGAAATCTATGACCATGCAACAGAAGATTTGAAGACTGGAACAATTGGAACTTCTGACCTTCATTATCTCGTTGGTGAATTTATCGAAGCTGTCGGTGAACTCTACCAGAATTCGAGCTATAAGGATTGGAAGACCTACGACGTTTGGAAGGAAGACCCGCTCAAGATTCAAGAACTTGGCGATGTAATGTTGATTAAGTTCTTCAAGATCTTTGTAGCAATCAACCTTACGCCTGACCAGATTTATCAGTTCTATTACAACAAGAACATTGAAAATGTAATGAGACAGAAGTCTGGCGGTCGTTACGAAAAGTAATAAAAATTGGGAAAGCAATTTCCCATTTTTATTAAATTCTTAAATATTTTTCATCATGTAAACTTTTATATATAAAATTCTATATTTGTAATTAGTAAATGAGAACACTTCAATACATAAAAAATCAGTTTGATAATGTTATGAAACCAATGGTTTGGGACAAGACTACTCAGGCTAAATTTATGTATATCATTAAGCATCCGTTAGTCATTAAAGAAAAGAGCATGATTCCACAATGGAAGTTCTGCACTTCTTCTGGTGACAAGAGATGCACAGATAATATTGGAGTATCTGATATTCTTATTCTTGATTTTGACGACCCATCATATAGCATTAAGACATTTGAAAACTCATTTAGAGAATTCCGTTATATACTGCATACATCTCATTCATATGATGGCGTTAACCAAAAATTTAGAGTCTTCTTGTTCTTAAACGAAGAATATGACTTGAATAGATTATTCTTTAAATGTCATAATACGGCATTCAGTCCATATCATATGCTCGTAAATTATTTTGATTGTGTTGATAAAGCAAGTTTTGTAAAAGCACAATTCTTTAAGATGCCAGCAATTACAGAATCAAATAAACCATATTATTACAAGTTTAATAATGGTCGTTTATTTAATCCATTTATCGATATAGGTTTCGAAATGAAAATGGCATATGATTACTGTATAGATAAGCAAGAAGAATATCTTAAAGAACTAGACCGTGAAAACCAGAAATATCGTTCTAAGTTTGGAAAGATAAATCTTGACAAAGCTAGAGAATATATTGCTGAATGTATTGAAAATACACAGGATGGTGAAAGACATAATCAGGTATTTTCTCTTGCATGCTGGTGGAAGCGTATAGGCGGAAGTTATGAAGAGTTTGAACAGAACATGCCATCATGGGCAGACAGTTCATATAATAAACAGATGAAACGTATTAGACTAGAATGGGCGAAATTAAAATAGTAGAGGTAATAGATGGATATATACGAACAATTATGGACTGCATTTAACGATATATTTTTTGACGAAAAACCTCATAAGTATACTGACTCTGTAGGAACAAACTATACGTCTGTTACTACCTTTGTTGGACAATTTGAAGCTGACAAAGATTGGGACTTTATAGCTGAACGTTCTGCAATTAAGAAATTGACTGCAGACGGTCTTAATGTAGATTTGTCAAAAATTCGTGATAAGAAACGTAAGGAAGAAGTCAAGAAGCTTATTACTGAAACGGCACAGAAGTTAAGAGCGGAATGGAAACATTCTGGTGATATTGCATGTAGTCTTGGCACCATGGTTCACGCAGTTGCTGAACTTGGTTGGCAAAATAAAGAATACTATCCTGATGACAGGGAATTTGAAAAATATCCTGAAATCAAGGAAGACTTTGACTATCGTAAGCAGAAGCTCAAGAAGATGATGACAGATATGAGAAAGATCTATATGCCTATCAAAAACGAATTAATTGTCTATGATAGAGATTGGGGTCTTTGTGGAACGATTGACTTTTTAGCCAAAGATATACGTGACGGTTCTTATGCTATTATCGACTGGAAGACAAATAAAAAATGGGAATTTGCAAATAAGTATAATAAACTTAAACCGCCATTTGATAAGCTGGATGACTGCAATATTTCACATTATGAATTACAGTTGAACATATATAAAGCGATACTTGAAAAACATACTGACATAAAGATTAAAGACTTAGTTTTAATTCATATTCCACCGAAGGAAACTGGAACAGCTGAAGTGCATAAATGTCAGGACTTACAAAAGATTTTAATTCCTTATTTAAATAAAATGGAGAAAGATAAAAAATGAAAGTAGAACAAACTCAATTAACGAACATGCAGATTAAGCAGTTATTCGAGGAATTTAATTCTAAGATTAATGAACCTGGTATTACTGCTAAATATTCCTGGTGCATGTTTAAGAACTGTGAAGTTCTTGCACAGCCATATAATCTGCTCATGTCGCAGCTTTATGACCAGCGTCGTGAACCTGAATTCCAGAAGTTCGCAATGGAAAATGACCAGCTTATTAGAGAATTCGCTAAGAAGAATGGTGATCAGATTGTATTTGACGCAAAGAATCAACCTGTCCTTGACGAAACCCGTATGGAAGAGTATGCTAAGAAGGTTCAGGAGCTTCGTGAAAAGTATGCTGAATTTTTCAAGAATTCTGATGAAAAGATGAAGGGAAATGCTGAACTTTTCAATACTCCGGTTCCGGTCATGCTTACTAAGTTGGAAATCACAGAAATTCCAAATGTAGCTAAGCCGTGGGTTGTCGGTCTTATCGGTTATTAATTTTAAGCGATATTTCAAATTTAGCCGGGTTTTTAACCCGGTTTTTTGTTATAAATATATAAATGATTAGTAATAAAGATATTTTTAATGTCAACAAGGTTGTAATGCCATTTAGCAGCAAGGATATAGATTCGATTATATCCAAAAGTGTTATTACTGGCTATATTGCTACTACCTATGATATGTTGGTTGACAAGTTAAAGGAAATTGCGAAGGCTACGCAATATCCAGTTACGTTGAATCCTAATGCAATTTATTTAGGTTCCAATAATCCGTTAACTAAAAACAATGTCCTTATTCAGGTAGAAGGAACTCAATTATATACTGAGTTTATCAATACGATTGTTAAGACTGGTGAAAATGAAAGCTGGTCTAACTTTATGACTTATTCCGAGTTATTAAAAGACGAAATTAAGAGCCTTAAAATAACAGCATATAAAAAGTTCTTATGGAATTACCATAATATTGATGCTTGGTTCACAGCAAAAAATATAGGTCTAATCACGAATGACAAGAATATTCTTTTAACTGATTTCGATTCATTTAAAACGAGAGTTCTTATGACAGATGACTTTGCTGGGTTTGTTGATTGTTGCGTCGATGAGGATGTCAGAAATGCGATTAACTTTATAGTCAAGCATGGTTGCGAATTGTTAAGAAAATATAAAGTTGAACTTAATAACCATATTGCCAATGACAATAAGCGTCAAGAAACAATTATGCTTAAGAATCCAATCATTACCAAGATTTATTTGCAGTCAACTGTAGCAAATCAATGTAAGAAAGATTGGCCTAAAATTAAGTTCAATACATTGGATAAAAAATCATTTGATACAATAGGACTCTGGGACGTATAGTATGGCAATAAAAGTAACAAACATTGTTAATATAAAAAATACTGTCAGACTCTTTGATTCGATCCAAGAAGATTTAAATCGTGCTGAAAACTGGTATTTTAAATATACTGCATTAAATAATGATACACCAAAACCACGAGATTTGTTGGTATATGGTGGCACATACAATTCTAATAAAGCTGATTATGCTGATGACGTTATATTCTTTGATTCAAAACCAGCTACTGCTCATATATCGTCCAGTGTTGAAAATATTATAGTCAATTTAATACCACCAGAACTTAATGGTGTAGATATTACTTCTACTATAGTTTCAATGTTCGATAATCTTGACTTCAAGGCAAAAGTAACGGTTAAGTCTGAAGTTCTACTTGATCTATGTGAAATCGGCATTGAAACGGTTGACACATTAGATGCTGATGGCAATGATACCG